ATGCGGACTGTAACTTTGGAGTCTGCACTGATTCAAGAAGTTCGCCCATAATAGCGGCATTCTCTGTATTCAAAGTCTTCAACAGTTTGCCCATAGTTTCTTTGCGCTCTGCTGATTCCTTAATAATACGGATCTCTTTTTCTTTGCTCTCTACGATTACTGAAGCTTTCTTGACCACTTGAGTTGCCTCTTGTAGCTTCTGATTTTTCTCAGCAACAATAGCTTGCAGTTTACGAATTTCTTTATTCTCATTTAAGTGAGTTACAGCGAATTCGCTTGCAAAAGCTTCGAATAGACGACGACCAAACATGTTCTCACGAGCCATGTGGATGTCTTCTTTCAATTGTGTTAATTCAGTCTCTAGATTCTTAGCAACTGCTTCTTTAACAAGTTGTGAGCTACGAGCAACAAATTGTTGTTGTAGTTCGCCTAGCTTTTGTTTTGCACCAGCGATTAATCTAACCTTGGTCTCAACAACTGCTTGCTTGTCTTGCTCAAACTCTTGAATTTCTTCTGATAGTGCTTTGATAACAAACTTTTCTAGTTTGCCAATGCTGTTCTCGTAAACTTTACGATCACTGCGTAGTTCTTTGATTTCTTCTGCTAGTTTACCTACCATGAAATCATTAAACTTCTTTGCACCTTCGTTCATGTGAACTTTAAACTTCACACGATCTTCGGCAAGAGCTTGTTTCTCTTGTGCAAACTCAGCTAGCTCTGCAGTTAGAGATTCAGTTACCATTTTGTCTAGAGCTTCAACCATTACTGTCTTGTCATGTTCATAGCGTCCAGCGAATTCTTCACGTAGCTCTGCACGTACTTGTTCACGTGCTTCGTTCAGCTTGGTTTCCCATGCTTCACTAATAGCTTGGCGAGTATCTTCGTTAATGATGCCACTGTCTAACAATGGTTTTAATGCATCTAGTGTCATTACTACTCTCCTATAGTTTTAAGTCTTTGATTAGGCGCACCACTTCCTCTTTCAGGTACTTTTGTACTCGTTGATCAGTGCCGGCGTCACGTACATTGTCTAAAATACGATGTCCATGACGCATGTTCATTAAGCCTTCATATATGGCTTTTGGATATGCATGGGGTGCTGATGGTTGTGCTACAATGTCTACTGTGATAATTTCAAAGTCACTAACGTGGCCGTTTCCTTCGTTAACATTACCGCTTCCACGGCTGCTAACGCCAAGTTTTACTCCACTAGTGATCATAGATTCAACTAGTTTGCCCATTGGGGTTGGTAATATTTTTAACTTACCAAAACCTGCAGGGCCGTCCATCCACATTTTCTCAATCATGTGACTCACACGATCAAGATTGATTTTTAAGTCATCTGGATGATCAACTTCGCCTAGTACACTATTTCCTTCGGAAATTTGTTCATTGATAGTAGTCACGGCTTTTTCAATTTCGTGAACGGGATAAACACGTTGGTTAGCGTTTTTGACGCCTCCCTCAATGAATATCCCTTTCATATAGAGATTCTTTCCATTCCCGTTTGCTGCATCTTCGGATAAAACCTCAATGCCAGCACGGTCAAATGTCAAGTTCTCACGTAGGTACAAAGCCATTTTTATTGTGCCCTATTAGTTTCCACCTTCAATACTGCTCTTGTTGATGCCACCTTCTTCACCGGACTTGGCTTTGGCCTTTGTACCGTAGAAGTCTTGTGCACCTTTGTTGCCACCAGGAACGTTAACATTGCGTTTAGCAACATCAATTACGTCGCCCTTCTTTAACACTCCGCCTGTTTTGTTAGATGGTGTACCACTTGGATCGGACTCTGTTCCACCTTTTACGATGTTAGCAGTTGTACCGCCCATGTCGTTCTTCATGTTGTCGGTGATGCTGGTTTTGTTAACACTAACGCTACCGCCTTTACCAACTTCATGACCTTCGCTGCTGTTACTTGGTGCTGTAACTTTTTCAACGTATTCACGCATTAGTTCAATGTCGCTTTTACGATAGTTACCACGTGATTCTGCAACAGACTCTTCTGCTTCTTCTTCTTCCTCTTCTGCTTCTTCTTCTTCTTCTTCGGCTTCCATCATTTTCATGTCTTCTTCGTCGCCCATGTCCATGTCATCGCCCATGTCATCGTCGCCCATGTCCATGTCGCTGCCCATGTCGTCGCCTTCGTCGCCCATTAGCTGTTCAAACTCAGCTTTTAGTGCGTCTAGTTCTGTTTCTAGATCCATAACACGATCTTCGATGTCGCCGTCGCCGCCCATGTCGTCATCGCCCATGTCCATACCCATATCGTCGTCACCGCTGATTGGCTCTTCATCGCCCATCATGTCCATGTCTTCATCTTCAGCCATACCTGATTCGTCAGCTTGGATTTCGTCCATCATGCCGTTGACTTGGTTACCGCCCATGCCTTCGTCATACTGTTCTTCGTCCATCAGACTTTCATAAATGTCACGGCTTTTTTCTACAACGATTTCGTGGAATAAAGCGCGAGCTTTAGCGTCGTCATCGTTGATAATATATTCAATTAGCTTTTCATACTTGTTCATAGGAACTCCTTTAAATAATTGGCTTTGTAATAGTTATTTACATAACTACGCAGATTATGGGGTTAAATGGGGGTTTTTTAGACTATTTTGTAATACTATTACAATATTACATAGGAGGAGCCGCGCCTGCGTCAGGAGCAGGTGGTTTGTATTGATCTTGTAGGCCTTTGATCTCTTCTTCTTTTTCAAATTTACGTATGTCTGTAGCCATTCTTAACTTGTTCAAATGCCCAAGAGTAAGTCTAGTTTTACGTAAATCTTTCAACTTGATCACGGATTGATCATCCCGTTCAGAATGATATAGTTCAGGTAATGGTTCGTATAGCTCAGTTATAAACATATTGTATTTAATCCATTCGCCTAAATTACATTGCCGGGGCTGCTGCCATTGCTGGTGCTGCTGGTGTTCCGGCTGCTGCTCCAGCTGTTTCAGGTGATCCTGCTCCGCCTTCTGGTGCTGCGCCTTCTTCGCCTGCCGGCATCTCTACGTTGTCTAAGTCACCCGCAATACCGCCTGGAGTAATACCTACACTACGTAGATTTGCTTGTTCTTCTGCAGCAGCTTCTGTTTTGCCCTGCTCTTCTTTCCACATGATTTCGTTTTCTTTCAGTTCCATTTCGCTCATGCCCAAGTAACGCTTCATCAAGAAACGCTTGCTCATGTACGGGAAAGGCTCCAGCTGTGTAAATGTAGCGATACGTGCCGCATCAATTTCAGCTTGACGATACTGTGCAAAGTTCTGTGGTTCTTCAAACTCTAAATCAAACAATTGACTGTCAATGTTGATACCGCGCCAACGCATAAACAGTTTGAATTCTGCATTTAACTTAGTAACAACCATGCGCTGTAGACGCTTACAATACTGATTAAAACGCCATTCTTGAATTAGGGCTGTGCCTACTTTGCCGTCACCTACTGCTTGTGTACCATCATCAATGCCGGTGGGCAAATAGCTTGCTGGAATACGCAAACCGCGGAACAATTTGTTGGTAAAGAAGCGTAAATCAGTGATTTCGCCTAGGTTTTGTCCGCCTGGTAGGGTCTCTACACTACTACCTCTATTGTCAGCACCTACAGGAAAAAAGTAATCTTCGTTGGTTGATAATGGATTATAAGTAGCATCCATCATGTTGGCACCGCCACCAGTTTGTGTGGGGATACGACGCTGCCAAATTTCATTCTTGATACGTTCCACAAACGCCATGGCCATGTGTGTGGGCATGTTGCCTGTGTCAATTTTAAATATTCTACGCTCCGGTGCACGTTGCACACGGTAGATAATGATAGCATCTTCCAGCAGTTCTTTTTGCTTGAACACTTTGAATACGTTTTCTAGTACACTGTTACCGAATGGCCAGTACACGTCTAAGCCTTCTGTTAGACTTAGATGCACTATGTGTTCGGCATTGATAACTGCTTCGTTCTGTGCATGTGCAAATCTACTACCGCCTGCAAATGGTGATGCAGGTTGTACATAACTGCCACTAGGGCCGCCAGTTTGCGGAAAGTTAACAAAGGTATCAGTTGCTGCTACCGCAGTCACAGTCAAGTTTTCAAAATTGGGGTTGACATCTTTTAGCACATACTGCTCGGGCTTTTTACCTTCGGCTTCGTTAACAATAACTTTGGTAACCTTGGCCATTTCGCTCCAGAACAGTTTGAATGTTTCTGGATCACGGATAAACACTTGATCGCCGTATTTTAATGTGTTACGTACAATTTTAAAGATGCGCTCATTGAGTTCATTTAGGTTAACCCATTGCTGCAGTTGCTCTTTAATAATTTTGACTTCGTTGTCGGTGGGAGTTTCGTGAAAGTGAATGTCAAACGCTGTGTTGTTTTCTTCGTTGCGCTGTGTCATGAACTCGGCCAAGATATCCAGCGCAGCATTAACTTCCGAGTCCATGTCCATTTGCTCGTATTGATTATAACGCTCAACACGATTTGGATGCCCAATATAAACTTCTGGTAAGTTGCTTTGATAGTTACGATAGCCTGGATCTGGTAGACGACCATTCCCCATCGGGCTTACGTTTGTTGGTAAATTTGCTGATTTAAAATACTTTTTCCATCCGGCCATTATATAATCCTCTGTAGCTTATTTACCGTAGAATGCTGTGTACATTATGAATAAGAATTCGTTAATAGTCGTTGATTGATGTCTACATTTTCGCCCAGTTTGCTGATCATTTCGTCTTGTTTGGCCAACTGTGTAGCCATTATTTCTTTAAGTTCTTTTAATAACTGTTCAGAACCATCTGATTTAGCAGCAGCAGATTTGGCAGGTTTGGCTTCGCCTGTTTTAGTAAATAGCTCAGACAATTTACTAAACTGTTCGCCTATGGTGTTTGTTAATTCAGCATCAAGACTCTTGGCTTTTGATAAGTCTACTGGTCCACCTGCCGAAGGACCGCTTGGTGTCATTATAGATGCCACTTTAGAAAATGCCCCCGATACGTGTTCCCCAAGAGGTAGTGTCATTGCTTTAGTAAAATCATCCATTAGACTTGGAGCCGTTGAGACATCTAACGGCACCTTCTTACCGCCCTCCAATGGTATCACTGCTTCTGTACCATGCAGCATAGCTGGGTATCCAGATTTTGGTCCAGTCACTATACCACCTTTTGCGAATCCTTCACCATGAAAGAAACTTCGTAACTTTGCCATAAATTCGCCATTGGCTTTTCCTTGTTCTCTTCTCTCCTTGGCTTCTTGTTTAGCGGCTTCTACCGCAGCATCCACGTTTGAAATTTGTGCTTGATATCGCTCGTTTACTGCTTTATCTCTTTCTCTACTGGCTTTGGCTTGTTCTTCTGTTGTACCAATACCAACTTTTTGCAGCATTGTGGCATCTTTGTATGCTTTGTCTTCGGCGGTTATTGCGGCGTCTGCTTTAGTGGTTGTTGTTTTTACTGCCTCTTTGCTGCCATCACTGAACAAGGTACCGTCTAGCATCTGACGCATTGCATTCATGCCTTTGACAAACAGTTTTTGTGCTTCTTCGTATGTCTTGGCCAAGGTATCTGCATACAGTCCAAGATTTCCACCAACGATGCCTTCCATCAGTACTGCAGCATCGTTGGCTGCTTTTGTAATTCTCTGATATCCTTTAGTTGTAGCGTCTGTTGCTTCGGCTTGATCGTCAACTGCTTTTCTGCCTTTTTTAATCTGATCAACTGTTGGCCCATAACCGCTAGCGGTAATGTCGCTCTGCATCTGACCAGTTGCGGTTGTTCGATCAAGTAAGGTATCAGCAGCAGCAATAGCATTACCCATTTTTTGATTATATTGTTTTTGAGCTTCGCCAGCTTCCCGTGATCGAGTCAATACTATGTCATTCATTTCCTCGGCTTTTTTATTTTGATTATATATATCAGAAGTGGTGTCTTTAATTAAATCTCCAACTTTGGCATTTTGACTTATAGCAACGTTGGTTGCTACGTCTGTAATTGCTTTTCCGCCTGAAGCAATGTACTGCAGGAATCCTTTCTTGGCGTAATCAGGCATTGCTGCATAGGCTTTTTGAAACTTTTCTGCTTGTTCAGGAGTCATCTTAGACATAATGTCAGCCTTCATGGAAGCCTTTTGTGCTTCTTCCATGGCCTTCTTGGCGTCTTTGCCGGTAATGTCAGCTAGAACTTTCAAGTCCCTAGCATATGACGATGTCTTCTGTGCAACTTCTTTATCAGACATAGCACGCTCATTTCCTGCAGCATTTTGCAATGCCATCATCTGTGCCATCATTGCACCTTGCTCTTCGTAACTATAACCAAGACCCAGCATTTCGTCACGCAGACTGCCACCACTCTTGCCAATGGTCTTAGAAGCTGCCTCCATGCCTTTTGCAAGTTTTTTAACACCTTCGCCTTGACTTAGTCCCATACCACGGAAATCTGCACTGGCCATTTTGGCAGAGTCTGCCAGTGTCTTTAAAGACAGTCCTGCACCAGTAGCCACTGTACGCATTTCTGTCATGCCGCCTGCAAAACTTGCACCTTGTGCTGTGTATGATTTTAATGCGTCAACCGACTTTTGAAACTCCTTGGCAAAAACATCATTAGCTGTTTTGGCCAGTGTAACTGCAAGATCAATCGCTGCTTTGGCAGCAGCATTAAATCCTTCAGCTGCGCCAGTGACTGCACCGCTGAATGGGCCTAAAAGACCGCCTATGGATTTGGCACCTCCGGTCAGCACATCAGCTGCTGCTTTAGCAGCATTGGCTGCTAGATCAATGCCAGTGTTTAACATGGTCTGACCTGCGCCAATAGGATTCTTGGCCATTTCGTCGTAGCTCTTGGCAAATGCTGTGGCTACACTGACCGCTGTTTTACCCACGCTGGCACCAAAATCAATCAGTGCTCCGCCAGCTTGTCCTAGACCGGGCTTCATGTTATCCCACGCCTTTTGTAAAATAGCCAGTGACTCGTTGCTCTTCTTTTGCACTTTGTTGGAGTCTTCGGTGCCTTTAGCAGATGCTTTTGCTGCCTTAGTTGAATCTTCAGCAGCTTTGGTTTCTTTCTTTTTAGCGTCTAGCAAGTCTTTGGATTCTTTAGCGCCAGCACCACCGCCCCCTGAGCCACCTTTTTTACCAAGCATTGCAGATTGCTTTTCAATAGCTGCTACTAGTCGTAATAGGGTTTCTTCAGATGCTGCATTTTCAGCAGTAACTTCGCCAATTCCAGGAATATTAATCTTTACAAGTGCCATATTTTCACCAGGTAAATAGTATTACATATATTTATGGAGATCAAAACCATGCCAAATCCGGCAGACAATCCTTTAAGAAAACATTTTAGACAGCCAGCAATTTACTTAAAATTACCCAGCCAAGGGCAGTTTTACCCAGACGCATCTCTTGATCTTCCTGTGACCGGGGAAATTCCTGTGTATCCAATGACTGTAAAAGATGAGCTTACACTAAAAACACCTGATGCATTAATGAGTGGCATTGGCATGATTGAAGTTATCAGGAGCTGTTGCCCAAATATAAAAAACCCTTGGGACATTCCAGCCATTGACGTTGATAGCATTTTTATAGCAGTTCGTCTAGCCAGTTACGGTGAAGGCATGGACATCAATTCCACTTGCCCGCACTGCAAGGCACCCAATGAACACACTATTGATTTGAGAGTGATGCTGGACAATCTCAAGATTGCAGATTATAGTCGTAAAAGTTTAATTGATGATTTGATGTTTTTGTTTAAACCGCAAAGATACGAAGCTATCAATCAAACAAATATTATTGCTTTTGAACAACAAAGGATCATTGACGGTATAATCAACAATGATGCGTTGTCTGAAGAAGAAAAATCAGAACGATTTAAAATAAGTTTTCAAAAGTTAAAAGACATGAATATTGATGTAGTAGTCAACAGCATTAAAAGTATTGCCACACAAGATGGTGAAATAGTCAGCGATAAAAAACAAATTGCTGAATACTTGTCTAATTGTAGTCGTCAAGTATACGACGAAATCAAACATGAAATTCAATTTCTAGTTGATTCCAACAAAATGGAACCAATAAATTTGGCCTGCGAAGAATGCAGTAAAGAATACAAAACTGACCTAGAGTTTGATCAGGCCAATTTTTTCGGTTGAGGCTTTTGACCCTAACTAACGATGAAGTAATTGACTGGTTAGGAAAACTAGATCGGGAGTCAAAAGCCTTAAAACAAGAAGTTCTCAAATTCTCTTGGTACATGAGAGGAGGATTGTCTTACGACGATGCCATAATGCTTTCATACGAAGATCGTAAAATCATTTCAGACATTATTAAAGAGAATTTAGAAACTACTAAAGAATCAGGATTACCATTCTTTTAAGATTAGCTGCGCTAATCTATTGCTTTCGTTAACACTCAGCAATGCTATTTCTTTAAGTAGTTAGAGACTGCTTCATCCAGACTAAGTGGTCACTCTTTGCCCAGGGCGGGCAAAAAATATATGTGAACTTCATCCGAGCATCACAGTCACTGATATAAGAGCATTACAGAGGCGGTTGTCCTGTACCTCGAGCTCCGTCTTTATACAACGGCGGGTTAGTTAACACATATCAGACATGTTAGTAACCGTGTGCAATCGCTTGCACGTCTTTTTAGCCTTTTTATCCTATTCAAACAACTAAATCGCGGCATCTGCGATCTTCATCCCGGGGGGTAGTAGTTGAGTGCTCGTTGTAGCGACGAGGCTTCCGTCCCTGTGATTCTTTGATCCAGGTGTAGGGCACACGATGTAGGCTTGTGCTAGCTGAAACTACTTAAATTTTGTTTTTGATATGGGAGCCATGGACACGAACGCTGATCTGTCCGTTGTAGTACGCATCTGATTCTAAGACTTGGTGTCTAAATTGTTCTCGTGCTTCGATGTATGAGCATTGTGCTTTTGAATTGCAGTAGTAGAGTATTTCGCGTTTAAAGTTTTCTTGACCTAGTGTCTGTATGTCTTTGTTTAATTCGTCGTTTGAGCCATAATATGTGAGCCAGTCGCTATCTATTTTACTTCTAATTTTCTTCTTCTTTTTGTTGCCGTTTTTGAGCTTCACAACTTTGTACGTCGTTTTAGAAAACTTGGCTAGTTTCTTGCCGATATACTTACGACCAGTGACTAGATTAGTAATCAAGTACACAAACCC